AATCGCTTGAACCATAAACGCCATGACAGCCCTTCCTACGTTTCTTTCATTACTCCATCGACTGCTTCACGCCCCAAGTACGATATTCCAGCCTTTCGCAAATCCATCTTCCGCAGCGTCCCTGTTGGATCGAACGCCAGAGCTTGCTGACCGAATCGAGTGAACTCCAACCCCATCGCAGTCTTGCCGCCATAGATAAATGTAGTATCTCCAACATCGCTCGACTGTTCTTGACGTTCGCGTATTGCTGTGAAATGAGCCGCAAGCCATCGCTCGATTTCAAATAGAGTAGCGGCGGTTACACCTGAGTCTGCCGCCGCCACCCTATCAGTCAAGTTGCTTGCCGCCGTAATGAACGCAGAGAGATTCCTAAGTTCCGTCTCAATTACTTCCCTAACATCCGCGCTCCTTACCCTGACGGCCATCTCTAGCTCTGTCCGAGGTTGTCGTCGAAACAGATGCCAGAGTTGCCATCGTAATCCGACTTCACTCGTGCCGCCATGACGGCCATGACCTTGAAGTTCGACTGCATACCACCGTAGGTATCCCATTCAACGACCATGAGATCTACTGCAATCGAGAGGTCGACGACTTCCGCCATCATCTCAACCAGCACGATGTCGCCAGATCCAAGCACACCCGTCATCTTCACGTCAGCGATCTGAGGAAGGGACTTGAGGATTTCGAGGTACGTCCGGTCTGCGTAGCTGTCGCGCTTGAGCAGATCCATCCATTCCTTCGATGTCACGTACAGGATAAATGGCCCGTAGTGATGTGCATTCTCAGCAGCCAAGATCATCTTGAGGACGTCAATCTCGATGTTCGCCGGCGTGCCTGTCCAGTTACCCGTACAGGCCACTTCATTGGCGTCCGAGTGGTTGATGTATCCAGGTAACGTATGCCCTCCAACCACAATCGCGCTACCGTTGAACAGCGCATCTTCGAGCTTGTCGACAACCTTGCGAGTGGCCTGACTCACCATCGTAGTGTCGATCGGAGATCCGTTCTGCTCGCTGGCAATCAACTTCCTGATCGGAATCTGGAAATCGACGTGAGTGATAGGGATCGGAATCGTCACTTCTCCGTAGTCAGGAGCGTTGTTCGCGCCAGGAGTGATGCCGCTCATTGACTGCTCGGCCACGAGGTCGTCACTCAACGTCTGCCAGTAATCATACATGTACCCGATTCCGCCCAGATTGCGAGTCAACCCACGAGACTGAAGGTCAGCGATGCCGTTCAACCTTTGTTGGGCGACCTCAATCACCTTGCTGTCGATGGCAGTCCACGCGTCCTTCGGAAGCGTTGCGTTCGTTCGGAGAGCCTTTGCAATATCCCAATTGTTCGCCCGCAGTTTCTGCAGGATGTTCCCAGTAAACAACTGCGCGGGAGACGAAACCTGAACTTGTCCCTTCATCATAGCACCTCACATCTGATTTGCGTAATACCGTCAGCTGCGATTGTCGCCGTTTCCATCACTTCAGCAATCGCCTCCCCAACAATCGGACTGGCTGCATAGATCCCAAAGCCAGCACCATCTGAAACGAGCTTGTTCGTTGCGGACAGCGTAGCTAGAGCCGATGACGTAGCGCACAAAACAATCTCATCGCCAGCTCGAGGCATCACAAACGGAACTGTGTCGGCCGCCGCATACGTCGCGCTAATCACCTTGTCGCCAGATTCGATGACGACTCTGAGAGTCGGATCGAGCGTGCCGCTGAGAACCTGGATCGAAGTGCCCGAGGCATATTCGACCAGCATACCTGGACGCAGCGCAGCGTCAGCAGGCCATTCCTTCTTCAGCGGATCTGACGGCGTTGATCGCACTACAATTGTTCGTCTTGACATATCAACCACCACCTCCTACAGGGCTTCTACCTTGATCTGCGCTATCGCTGAAGTCGTTGTGACGGCTTCTATGGCACGAGCCAAACCAGATGCGCGAATAGCTGTTTCCAAGTCACTGGCGCCAGACGTAATTTCTCCAACGTCTACGCCACCGGATAGCGTTCCATCGTTCGTCGCTTCAACAACACCGGCGCTTGTTCCTAGCGTAGCAGCAAGCACCAACTGAGCAACACTGGTATTCGCATTCAACAGCGTAACCAGATCGGACGCAATCGCCGTTCCAACTTCGCACGTGATGTCATTACCAATCACTGAGATACCTCCAGCGTCAGCTGTTCCATCAACGTAGTCAATCGAGATTCCGTTTCCCGCAGCCCCAGCATCAACCGCTGTGAAATGGATCGCGTTGTTCGTACCGTCAGCCGCTTGAGTCCCGTCAAACCCAGTCGTCAGAGAAGCAGAAACAGCTGTTCCTGCAATTCCAAGGTCGAGAGGTATAAGTGTCCCAAGCCGACCACTGCCTACCGACTGGAGAACTTCATTGATCGTGATCACCTGTGTACCGTCGAGCCAGGCATAGAACTCATCGCCAGGACGCGGACAAACGAACGGAACGGTATCTCCGCTCGCATACGTGCCACCGACAACAGTGGTCCCACTTTCGATCACAACCTTCACCGAAGGGCAGATCGTTGCAGACAGAGCACCAATCGTTCCGTCGCCACTCCATTCAACCAGTTGTCCTGGTTGGAGTGCGGCATCACTGGTAGCTTCCTTCCGTAACGGCCCTTCAGGGGTCGTCCTAATGACAATCGTTCGCTGCGCCATTTCAGCTCGCCGCCTTCAGAAGTACAGACGGAGGTGCCGGAATAGCATCTGCTGCGTTCGTCCGAGGAACACCTGCCCCAAGGAATGACACCGGCGTGAAATGGGCGCTCAGTTGCGTCAATGCGTCTACCGACATCGTGGCGAGGACTTCAGGAGTCATCGTGCACGCTTCGTTCGCTGCCAGTGCATCAAGCATCCCTTGGCGGGATTGTGCCAGTTCGATCTTGGAGTTGGCGACATAGGCTGCGACTTCACCGAACGTCACGCCTGTATTCCCGATGGGCGTATTCTCGTTCAGTGCCACAGGCTCGCCAGGTGCAAGCTCGACCGGCTCGACAGGCACAGGTTCGCCAGGCACAGGCTCGACCGGCTCGACAGGTACAAGAACGGCAGGCTCGCTGTGTTCCATCATCCACGCCAACTGATCATCCGTCGTGTTGGCAACCAAATCATCCGCTACGCCTCGTTCTGACAGCGCTTGGATCATCTCTTCTCGACTCATACCGTCCACCTCCCGTAAAACTCTCATCAGTCCAGTCTTGAACCGACTCCAAACACTTACTGCTTGTTCTTCGCACGGTGTCTTCACAGGTATCTCCTCGTTAGCAACCACGTAGGTCACTGTTCTATCAACTTCCGTGGCGTCTCCAAGCGTGATACCGGTGTCTGTAATCTGATAGCTCACTTGGAAATATGACTCTGCGCCGTTCTCAAACACGTTGAACACCACTGAATCTTCGTATAGGTCTGAAATCCAGACGCTCTCTTCATCCTCGCTCCGTACGGCACGAATGGCTTCGAGGACTGCATCTTCTCGCTGCCTGACGCTTTCGCCTTCGCGGAGGTTTATCCTCATGCCAACCCCCTTCTCATTAACACGTCCTGCGCCGCAGCCATCAGCCCACGAGCAAGCTCCAATCGCGTTCGGCAACACAGCAATGTGATCGGGTCTCAGGTTATGCTGAATTCCCACGTATTCTTCGCCATTGAACGATCCTTCGACCACTTCAAGATCCAGCAGATAACCTGTGGAGACTTCAAGCGGCTCGCCGTTCTGTAGCTTGTTCAAAGCTACTTCAGCGTCACCACCAAGCTCCAGAGCCTTCTCAATGTCAATCCACAGCTCGCCCTTCAGTGTGGCGCCAGCATAGATGGGATTGTAGAGCCGCCCTATCACTTCCTCGTCAATGATGTCTCTCGTTCGCGAAGACACATTCTCGCCATTCTCCGTTGGATGACCTACTGGCACTGGAATATCCGACCATTGATCCAACGACACTGACAGTAGCTCTTCTGCCGAAAGATACTCGCCGTTCATCACGCCTTCTTTGACAGCAACTACCGGAACCACGATGTACTTCCGTCCATCACGTTCTTCTTCTCGTGACTCTGTAGCAATCGTGTTGAAGGTCATCATTCGTTCTTTCATCACACCACCGGACCCCATGCGCATTGGCAATTAGGATGAGCTGGCTGCATCCCATGAGCCTCTGCAATCGTGAACTCTACTCCGTTATTTGGAGGGCAGATATTCTGAGGGCAAGGACCGCCGCCGAAGATCCAAAACACCTTGCTCACACGGTAGTCAGTGTAGCGATTCAAGCTCGCCTCACTCTGAGCGAAAGCAGTCTCGGTTCTCGCAAGTGTCCGTGCCCTCGCAATACCTATCCCTTCAACTCGCCCGGCCATCATCGTGGCAATCTGACGCGGGCCTTTCCCAGCCACCATCCCTTCGACCAACACACGGGAAATCTGTTGGCTCATCGTTTGCGTGATTCCGTTCAGTTGGTCAAAGGCCCGAGTGAACATGAGTCCCAAAGCATCTGCATGAACTGGGGCTGAAAGGACAGCACCAATAGCCTGCGCTGAATCTACGGGGACCAGCCCCAGCTCTTGCATCCTCAGCTCTGCCCACTCTACACCCTTCACGTAGGATCGCTTGATGTACGTGTTCTGCCATCCGGTATGAGCCACCACACTACGGCCCTCGAATCTCAACACTTCCAAGACTCCAGCATCTTCTTGAATCGCCAACCATCGCATGAACGCGCTGGCTTTGTCCGCTGCCCTCGGATACGTATAGACAGCGTTCAATCTGAGCGTGTTAGTTGCAGCCTTTTTTACCGTGCCCCCAAGAGCGTTCTCCTCAATCAGCGCGTTCTTGATCTCGCCAATCAGCCACTTAAACCGGTTTGTCACGTCAGCTTCATACTGATCCCAGATTGGCTTCAACCCGACCCCCGGATCTTGTTCTGCGTGAACTGCTATACTAACGGCTTGACACATGCGCTCTCCTGATTCTTGCGAACTGTCTCTGGATCTCTGGATTCGCTTCGTCCAATGACTGTACGACCAACTGGGTTTCGTCGCGCTCTGCTGAGAAGCCTACCGCAACTCGAATCTCCGCTTCGCTGAAGTAATCCAGCGGCATCCCGTTTGTAGCGTCGTGCATTGCTTTTGCTCTCTTCTCATAGATCTCTGCTATCTCCAGGTCTGTCAGGTAGAACAACTTGGGCCATTGCACTTCGTACTCCCCATTCGCCGGGGCCTTCAGTACGCCTATGTCGACAAACCTGTCGATCAAGCGTCGCAACATCATCGGCTCGGCAAACTGTTCTTGGCGTTCGGCTACACGGCCAAGCCAGTTCGCTTCGTCTTGAGACGATGCCAGGTCGCCGCGTTCACTTCCAAGGAGGATTCGCTGCGGGATTCCGGTCTTCCCTGAGATGAGCTGGATCAGCACCTTGAAGACGCTAGCCGGATCGGATGGATCTGCGCCAAGCTCTTTGAAGTCGATGCCTTCCACCGAGATGATTCGTTGAAGGTTATGGATGTAGTTCTGCCATGCTTCTTTCGCAGCCTCTTCAGCGTCTTCGTCAACCTCGTACCCCTC